CCTGGTAGTACTCCTGCATCACGGGGATTCCGCCCGACATCGCCAGTCCGCACTCACCCACCGCCGCCAACCACCGAGAAGCATCGGGGCCCCACCCGTAGTCCTTGACTACGCAGCAGGCGTCCTTGGACATGGCCACATTGTAGTTGCGGACCATCACCCATTGCTCCCCGTCCCACACAGGGTGCGCTTGACAGAACTCGATTCGCTCGAACACGCCTACAGGAGCCTCAATCTTCATGTTGAAGCCAAAGGTTTTAAACCATTCCTGCAGCCCATCGTTGAAGCGGCATACATCGCGCCGCTCCATGACCACCACGCAGTCATCCCCGTTGTTGGCTAGCCTCGCCTGGATTTTCCGTTCTTGTAGCACCAGGTGGACAAGCGCACACATAATTAGGCAATTGCCCAATGCGGTGTTCATATCACCGCTCATGCGCGACCCGTCCACCCGGTACTTAATACGTCCATCCATGGCGACAAGGTATCCCTTGTTCACCAGCTGCCCACTGAGGAGCCAGCCAAGGCGTTTGGCGTCAGCCCCCTGGAAGCACCCGGTGTATACCGAATGCTCCCAGGAGAGCATCTCCTTTCGCACATGCTGGTCAAACCTGGTTGCATCCAGGCCGACTGCGCAGGGGTCAGCGAACTGTTCCCACATTTCGCGCAGGTTTCCCGCTACACCTTCCGCCGTGTAGCCCTTCATGACGGTGGGCCCGCCAAACATCCGTGCAATCCCCCGGTAGACTTCATGCTCCAGGGGCCGCAGGAAAACACCTACCTCCACGTTGTACCGCGGGTCACGAGGTTGAATGACCCTAGGTGCGGGGTCCGGCTTTGCCGAGAAGTTGATCTTCTCGGCCTTGACGAACGCCTTCTTAACGCCAAAGTCGCCCTTGGTTAAGGGGCGCTCCTCCAGGCTCGCAACTGCCCTCTCGTAGCAACCAAGGCGCCGGCCCGAATAATACCCCAGGAATTGCTCCCTGGTGATTGGGCGGTGCACACCGAGGTGCCGCAGAAGGGTGGTCTTGAACCCGCTTAGGCGAGAATTGACGTCCGCCGTGCATGGTGGGGGGGCAATGAGCACGCCCCCTGGTCCAGGTGACCTAAACACCCTTTCCACCAATGCACGACACCCGTTGTTCAGCGAGTTGTTGTGCACACCAAACCGAATCAGCCCGCTGATCCCCAAAAAGACGGGGTGCTGACGCGGTTTAAGGACGCCCTGCCTCTTAATGCGAAGACCACAACTCGAGGCCTCAGCGAACGAATCCACCTTGGTCTCGACTCCGCATTGTAAGACAGGGCCCCCCTAGGCCCCACCAGGGCCCCCCAAAGCGAGCATGGCCTGCACCACGCTCGACTGGACCATGGCCACAGCCCGCAGATCGTCGGCATCTGGGACGGCGGACAGCACCGCGACCACGGGCACAAGTGCCCGCGCATCACTGTCGCGCATGTCCTCCGCCTTCATCTGCTCGCCCAGCCAGCGTTTGACGCACAGCTGGTCCGCGGGCTTCATAGTCACCTGGCCAAAATGCAGCTTGACTCGCTGCACCCACTTCCTCGTCGCGTCCGTCTTCTCCCAGCAGACGCGCGTGGCGGTGATGGGCACGTT